CAGAGCCTGGTGCATATTTGAAAATCTACCAGCCGTTGTCTGGGGCCAGTTTAACGGCGATACCTATTTTGGCGGCGCTGGTGGCAAGGTGTTCAAAGTTGGCGGTGACGCTGACCTTGGCGAAAACATAGTGGGCGATCTGGCTACAAGCTATAATTATTTCGGTGATCGTGGCGGTATCAAGCGTTTTTCCAGCGTTCAGCCAATGCTTGAAGGTCAGACTGATGTTCAGTTTGATTTTGGCGTAGGCGTAGATCAGGCGCCTGTTTCTGGCATACAAGTAGCTACAACCACATTTTCATCTAACCTTGCAAGTTGGGACACAGCAACTTGGGATGACTTTTTCTGGGCTGACGCGGTTGGCGCAGGGATTACCAAGCGCCGCAAGGCAGTCAATCGTCTAGGCTATTCAGCAGCGCTACGCATCAAAGTAGCAACGGATAGTCAGACAATTAGCTTTATTTCAGCACATTATACATTCGCACCAGGAGGGCCACTGTAATGGCATTTAGCGGCGGCACATTTAGCAGAACTTTTGACTGCACAACAGATCGTGATAATGGGGTTAAAATCCTTGCCAGCAAGTTTGACACTGAACTGGACGGCATGGCTACTGGCCTGTCCACTTGTATTCTTAAAGACGGTACGCAGACTTGCACAGCGGCTATACCGTTTGCACAGGGCATTACACTGCCAGATAACAAGACCATTATTCTCGGTACAAACAGCGATGTTACAATTCAGTATGATGAAACTACCAATGACAGCCTAGAGATTGCGGCCAATGTAGAGGGTGCAGCCCTTGGCATCGTGTTAAAGGCTGACCAGGGCGATGATGCTGGTGATGAGTGGAAGCTGAATATTGCTGATGGCGGTACTTTAACGCTTGGCAACGATATTGCCAGTGCTGGCAGTTATGTCACACACTTAACGATCACGCCTAACAGCACAGTATCTAATAGCACCACGGCTGTTGCTGGCAACCTGACAGTCGGCGGTGATCTAACGCTGGGTTCAGGTGCTGTTATTACAGAAGCTGAACTAGAAATGCTTGATGGCATTACGGCTGGGACAGTATCTGCATCTAAGGCAATGGTTGTTGATGCAAACAAAGATATTACTGGTGGCCGCAACCTTACCATTTCTGGCGAGTTAGATGCAGCAACGCTGGATATATCTGGCGATGTGGATATTGATGGCACTCTGGAAACAGACGCATTGTCAATTGCAAGCACGGCAGTTACAGCCACAGCAGCAGAGTTAAACATACTTGATGGAGTAACCTCAACAGCGGCAGAACTTAATATTCTTGACGGTGTAACGGCTACGACAGCAGAGCTTAACTATAGCGATACTGGCGCGGCAGTCGGCACGGTTGTAGCATCTAAAGTTGTCACGGCTGACGCAAATAAAGACGTTGCCAGCTTCCGTAATATTACACTGACAGGCGAGCTAGACGCTGGTAGCCTCGATGTTTCCGGGGATGCCGACATTGATGGCACGCTAGAAGCTGATGCCATGACTCTAAACGGTACAGCTATTACAGCCACTGCCACGCTAGACACAGGCATATCTAATAACAATGTGCCTAAATTCACAAGCGGCGTTGCAGACGATGATTTCTTGCGCGTAGCTGGCACTGCTATTGAAGGCCGTTCTGCGGCTGAAGTCCTTTCAGACATTGGCGCATCTGCGGTTGCTGGTAGTTCTAGCATTGTCACAACAGGCGCATTAAACGCTGGTAGCATCACAAGCGGATTTGGCGCGATTAACAACGGTTCATCTGCTATTACGACAACAGGCGTTGGGTCATTTGGGTCACTAGATATTTCTGGTAACATAGACGTAGATGGCACAACTGATTTAGACACCACTAATGTTGTGGGTGCATTTACGGTAACTGGTGATGTAACTTTAAATGATGGTTCGCCAAACCTTCGACTTAACGATTCAGACGTAAGTAGATTTGTTGATATTTTGTATGGAACTAGGGTTGCAACATTCCGCAACACAATGGCTTCTGGTGAAGATATAGACACGGTTGAGCCTTCGATGGTCTTTAGCTTTAAGGATGATGGCGAAACTAGAACAGCTATGACCATTGACCACGATGCTGGTTTGACTGTTGCAGGTGTTTTAACAGCTGGTGCAGGTTCTGTTGGAATGGGGCCAGCTTTTTTTGCTCATCCTGCCAGCGCACAATCAGTATCACAGGCAACCTTTACAAAAATAGCACTTGGGACTGAAGTTTATGATACCGACAGCAAATTTGCATCTGATAAATTTACTCCAACTATAGCTGGATATTATCAAATTAATGCCTCTGTAACTTTTGCCAATGCAACTTTTACTCAAGCTGGTGCTATTTTGCAAATTCGTAGAAATGGAAGCAATTACGCTGGGTTTAATTCTGTAGTCGGTGGGTTTGAATCTCGACATGGAATTAATGGTTCGGCTTTGGTGTATTTAGATAGCGATGACTATGTGGAAATGTGGATTTATAACACAAGTTCAGCAGTAACGATTGCCCACGACACTGGTGAAACTCACTTTAGTGGTGGAATGGTGAGGAGAGCGTAATGACATTATACGATAAAATTATAAAAATTTATCCTGCTCTTGAGGGTAAAGATTTCTTTACTGTTGGTATCATACTTGAAAATTTATCAGACGGTAATGGTGACTATATTAAAAGTTGGAATCACGCCAGTCTTTCAAGACCAACACAAACTGAACTGGACAATGCTAGTTAATGGCAAAGCCAACAGCCGCATCTGTACAGGCACAGATTGATACACATGAAGCAGTTTGCGCTGAACGCTGGAAAGAAACAATCCTGCGTATAAAGCGCATTGAACACATTATGATCGGAACTGCGGGAACTACGATTGTTCTGCTTATAGGCATAATAGTAAATGGATGATCCATGTATTCTTGCTGTTTGTCTTTATTGGATCGCAAGGTGACAAGCAATTAGTTAGCAATGATATGTATTTTAAATCGCTAGATGATTGCACATGGTACGCACAAACCCTTCACAAACAGGGATCACAGATAACAGCTTATTGTCTACCAGCTATTGTAGATAAAGATACAAAGGTGTACTGATGGAACCCATTTCTACTGCACTTGCTGGGATTGCTCTGGTTAAAGGGGCTACTGACGCTATAAAAGCGGCTATTGGGACTGCAAATGACATCAGTGAAATCGCTGGATATATCGACAATCTGTTTGATGGTCAAGCACAAGTAAATAGAGAGCGTAATAAACGATCTGGTGTTGGTGCTATGGATGGCATTGGCGGCGTAGCATCTGAAATGATCGACGCTAAGTTAGCTCAAGAAAAAATGTATGAAGTATCGATGTTGGTTGACTTGCGTTTTGGCAATGGTACTTGGAAAAGTATTGTTGAGGAACGAGCCAGACGCATACAAGCTCAAAAAGAACGTGCTAGACAAGCGGCCTTAGAAAAAGCGGCACAACGAAAAGAAATTTTTGATGGCTTGACTATGCTGTTTTATCTAATCATGGGTGTTTTGTTTGTTGGTTTAATTGTTCTGGTTGCTTTTAAAGCTAGTGCGTCTAATCCTAAAATGACAACATGCCGCTTGGCGCATACCGAAGTGATTAGCAAAGATGAAGTTATTTGTTTTTATCAAGGCGCAAACAACACACAAGAACAGCACACATCATCACTGTACATAGGTTGCTCACGCTCTTATCAATGTGAATATAACCCTAGACCTTCTGGCTACTCTCTAAAGGGTACGTTAGATAGCATAAAGGATGCGTTAAAATGAGTGTAGAAACATTTCTAAGATGGAAGATACTGCCCCGATTAATGATGTTTGTGATGACAGTTATGTACATCAGAGTTATTGAATGGGGCATTAGCCTAGATGATTTAACTACACAGCAAAGCGCAATGATAAGCGTTGTTTCTGGTGCAATGACAGGGGCTTTCGCAGTCTGGTTAGGCAGTGAAAAATGAAACAGACCGCCACAAAACTAAACGAAGCAAGTGAAATAACAATTCCTTTGCGTAATCTTATTAGTATGATTGCGTTTACTGCTGTTTCTGTTTGGGTTTATTTCGGGCTGACAGAACGGATTAGTTTTCTTGAGCATAACCTTGAGCTTACTATGCAAGAGGTTGAAGAAAATGATAATTGGATAGATGATTTTGAGCCACCTAAATCTGTGCAAGATACTGTGGCAAGGGTACATGATCTTGAGATTGAGTTAGCAAAATTGAAATTATCAATGGAGTTAAATAAATGATACAGGCACTGATACCGATTGTGGGTAACTTGGCTGGCTCTTGGTTACAGGGCAAGGCTGATGAGAAGAAAGCCACCAGTGAAGCCAAGGTAGCCAAGGCCAAAGCAGAAGCAGAGGTAATGAAGGTTGCCGCTACGCATGAAGCTGGCTGGGAAAAGATCATGGCTAAGTCTAGCGACAATAGCTGGAAGGATGAAGCGTGGACTATATTGTTTATAGTTATAATTGCTATGTGTTTTATTCCATTAACCCAGCCTTATGTTGAGCGTGGGTTTGATGCTTTATCTGCTACACCAGACTGGTTTCAGTATGCGGTTTTTGCTTCAATAGGTGCCTCATTTGGAATCCGTGGGCTAAAAGGATTTAAAAAATAAGATGAGGTGACAAACCCCTTTGATCACCCCATCCATGTATATATTAGTTGAGGATTAAAAAAATGAACATAGATATATTGCGTCAGGAAATATCTGATGATGAGGGTTGTGTTAATTCTGTGTATTTAGATCATTTAGGTCTGGAAACTTGTGGTGTGGGTCATCTAATTTTGGAAGGTGAGCCTGAGTATGGTCAGCCTGTAGGTACAGATGTCTCTGAGGAACGTGTGCGTCAGCTATTTGCGCTGGACATTGCTGTAACTATAGAAGATTGCAAGATACTCTACCCGACATGGGATAGCATGAGTGATGAACTACATCACATTCTATGCAATCTCATGTTTAATATGGGTAGGCCGCGCATGTCTAAGTTTAAGAAATTTATTGCGGCTGTAGAAGCAGAGGATTATGAAACTGCTGGGGCTGAGTTAAAAGATAGTAGATACTATAAGCAAGTAACCAATAGAGCAGATCGTTTGATTGCTAGACTTGAGTTGTTGGCGATCCCTATTTAGGTCGCGGATGAGCAGAATGGTACGACTGCTCACCCGCTATGCGATAGGGAGAACCACCTAACTATCGCAGATTAGAATGGTATATCATCATCAATCTGTTTGCTAGATGGTTCATCTTGCGACTCTGCCTCTGCTTCTTGTTTCTTTTGCACCTCTGAAACTCTGAGTGACATATAGGCATTGTCACCTTTCATTTCTTTCCATGCCGCAATGCGCCAGTCTTGATGCAGACCGTCAAGCGGTCCGCTATAATCTGGCTGTTTGTTTTCATCGCTCTTATCTTTGTTTGCAAATAGAACACCAGCGCGTTGATATACTTCGATGCGCTTACTGCCATCCTTAGACTCAGCCATGATAAGTGCTACTTGACCCTCATCACCCATGATGTTTAGCTTACCTTGCAGGATAAACTGTTGCTCTGGAAACGGCTTGAAGGCCGCGCCTCTGTTAGTGTTATCGTAATCGTTCATGCTATTTATCCTTTACTAATTTGTATTGTGAAACCATAACAAAGCCATGTGGTAAATGTGGTCTCTTTAATTTTATTCTTCGCCTAACAATATTGTGACCATTGGCTCTTGCGTGTCTGATATAAGTAGTAATTGTT